GCCCCTACCCCCCCGGCCCCCGGGGCCTAGGTCCATGGGCCCGCCCGCCCCTACACCCCCGGCCCCTGGCGCCCCCCCGGCCCCCGGGGCCGCCCGCCCCTACACCCCCGGCCCCTACACCCGCCCAGCAACCCTAACCCACTGCGCCGCAACGTTTCTTGGGGGGGTACACCCAGGCGCCTCGGCCCCCCGGCGCCCCTGCCGCTAATGAAACCGCCCAAACCCACTGCGCTGCAACGGCTCTTGGGCTATTTGTTTATACCAATGGGCCGATCTACCAACGGGTCCCTTTTTCGTTGGTGGCGGAAAAAAGGCGTGGGGGGCATGATGGTCGGCTACGGGGTCGGTCAGTAAGAGCCCATGCCCCCGCAATTTCTGAGCCCCTGGGAAATTTTACTACCCCTCCCCCCCTATTTTTTGGACCGACTTCTAAATAAATTTCGTCATAGCCAAAAATTTTTCGAGGAAAATTTCACCACCCCGAGGTAGGGTAAACCGTCAGCCTTACCTGCTGCATCCCACGCTAAAATACATGCAGTCACACTTCAACCATGGCTCGCAGAAAAGCATTCAAAGTTCCCAACCTGCTAAAGCCCCCCAAACGTCGTAAGAAAGGGCCTCTGCAGAAGCTAGCCAAGTGGCACGACGAGATACAGAAAAAACCATTCGGCCCGATGGGGTGGTGGTGAATATGTCCGAGATTTCTACAAGTCTCTCTCGCCAAGTTCAAGAAGACTACCTTGCCTATAGCATGGCCGTGCTCGTTGGCCGCGCCATCCCATCTCTAACCGATGGCATGAAGCCAGTTCAACGTCGGATTCTTGCGGCAATGCGTAACTTGGGTCTCAAGCCCGATGGCCGCTACATGAAGAGTGCCCGAGTCGAAGGCGAAGTCATGGGGAAATACCACCCCCATGGGAGCAGCTACGGAGCCATGGTGACACTCGCCGCACCTTGGAACAACAACCTGCCACTTATCGACGGCCACGGCAACTGGGGGTCGTCGGTTGACCCAGCCGCAAGCAGCCGCTACACGGAATGCAAACTCAGCCCGTTCTCCTGGGACTGCCTCCTCGATGATAACGAAACCTGGCAAACTACGGCAAACTACGACGGTACGTTGCAGGAACCGGTTGAACTCAATGTGAAGATTCCGACGGTACTTCTCAACGGGCAAGACGGTATTGGAGTCGGATTTGCGACAAAGATTCCCCCGCACAACCTTCGTGACATTTGCGATGCTGTGGTCAATGGAGCACCCTTAACACCTTCCTTCCCTACCCAATGCGATATTGTAGACGACGAAGGTCTAAAAGAGTATCAGCAAACAGGTTCGGGAACAATTCGATGCCGCGCAAAGGTTGAGCTTGGTAAGCAACCTCGCTCACGAGGGAAAGACCGACCCACACTCACATTCACAAATCTGCCGCCAGGTTCCAACCCGGAGAAACTCGGGGAGCAAATTAAATCAGAACTTGAAAAAGGTCGCCTGGACAGCATCGCAGAGGTCATCGATGAATCTGATCGATCAGGCGACCGTGTCACAGTGGTTGCGAAACCCGGTGCTGACGTTACCCTTGTTCAACGACAACTCTACGCATACACCGATCTTGATACTAAGTATTCGGCAAAGACGCTGGTTATTGAGAATCTCAAGCCCGTCGAGCTCAGTCCGAATCAACTTATTGCGCGATGGAAGACATGGCGACTGGATGTGCTGGAGCGAAAATTCACTCACGAGCGAGACCTAAAAGAAACAAGGCTCGAGGTCGTTACCGGCTTGCTCAAGGCCATTGACAAAATTGACCTTGTTATTAAGACAATTCGCGCAGCCTCCTCCCCAAAGGAAGCGTTGATTGAGTTAGTCAGCAACCGCTCCCTGAAGTTCACGAGCGAGCAAGCGAGAGCTATCCTTGAGATGAAACTGCGGTCTCTCACCAACCTTGACTCCGAAGAGTTGCTTGCTGAGTGCACCGATCTAGAAGCACGGTTAGAAACACTCAAGGATCTTATCGCCAACGAAAAGACTCGCAAAGCATACATGGTGAAGGAAATTAAGGCAATCGGAGTACGTTACGGCGAGACTCGCCGCTCGGAAATTATTAACCCTCCCGAAACCTTGCGTGTTGAGAAGGGAGCTGCCCGCCCTGTCGCAACCGCCAAGCCTAAGTTCTTGCAGATTGACACTAAGAAGGGAATTATCTCCCACGCAAAAGGACCTCGCGGTGCCCTGCTCATGGAAAAAACTGACAAACTTATTGCCATCTTAGAAAACGGTACTCTCAAGAAACTACCTGCAAACTTCAAGGGAGCTATCGGTGCAGAATATTCCACCGTACTTCTAGCAAAGAAAGAAACAGACGTTGCTACTCGCAAATACCTTCTGGTGTTTGTCTTTGGCGACTGGCTCAAGGCCGTTTCAATCGAAGGGGCCGACCTCTGCAAAGTTACAAGCAAAGGCAAAAATATAATGCCGGTTGGCGCCAAGCTCATATACTTCGGAGAAGGAACCTACGCTGTGCCTTGGGTGTCATCTCGCAAGAAAAAAGTCGAGCTTTCCCCGCAAACAACAAAAACGGCTAAACCTGGAGCGAAAGGTATCCAACTTGCCCACGTAGAAGAGGTGACTCTGTGAGTAAAGGGTATAAGGGAACGCCTGGAAGCACGCAGGGTAAAACCGGGCAAGGCATTTACCAGGGCCTCGGCCACGCTATACTGCCAACGCTGGAGAAATACCGTGACTGAAATTTTCTACCCGGTTGAGCGCTTACTTGCCAACCCTCGAATTTTCTTCGCACTTGCCAATGCCCTCAATGGGCCAGACGGAGAAACGCTAAAACAAGCATTCTATGAGTTGATTGAATACGGGTTTAGCGAGTTCGAGGACCCTGAAGACATTGAATTCATGGCAGAAGAAGTCTGTTTTGCCCTAGACCCTTCTGATGGTACTCTTCAAATGACCCTGGACACGGGGTTGGCATCTGTCTTGAAGCCAATTGAAGGGGAAATTCGAGCTCAAATAACTAACGACCATGAGATGGCGGCCACAAGTGCCATCTATGATCGCATCGTGACTGCAATCGTTGAAGCAAATCCTGAGTTTCAAGGAAACATTGTTCTATGCTCCCCACCTACACCGGGAAACAGCTATCTTCGGTCCGACGACGGAGAAAGGTTTGAGGGAGCTTTTCACCTGCTATCGGATCCAGAAACACAATATGCGTTTAACGTGGACATCATAGACGTAAACCACGACATACTGAAAGCAACCTACAAACCAATCTAAATATGGCCGCCGACAACCTCTTTTTCGCAACAAACAGCATGCGATCTTCAGTGTCTTCGCTGAAGAAAAAACTTTCGAACTTAAGAGTGCAGATCGAACAGTTTGATGCGGAGATACAAAAAGTAGAAGGAAAGTTTGATAACATTGTTACACAAGCGGAGATATATAAATCAAAAGTCGAGCGGGAGATGGGTAGAGAAGTCAGACGCCTAGAACGAGAACTGTCTCTTCTAGCTAAAGAATCAAAACCCTCATCGGAAGTTTGTGCGAGCGAGGTGGACCTAAAAATCGCATCCTCGATTGCCGTATTTGAGGCTCTCCTACGTCACATGTGTGCAAATGCGGACGATTTTAGACTTGCGTCTCAAGCATTCTTGTTCCCTTCGGTATATGAACGACTCATGAAGGGCGAAGAAGAAGCCTACTACATTGAGGAGGTTCCTCCTTCAGCACACTTGGTAATCAAGCGAGGGCAAGAGTATATAGCATGGTTGCGGTCAGAGTATGAAACTCACCTTACCGATCCCCAAACCTGGGAGCTTTCCATTGATTACGTGGTGGAATGGTGGAGAAACGATGCTCTACCCTTACTTTACGGAGCTAGGGACGAACAGTGGGATATAGATGTCCCTTTGTCTCTAGGGGAGATGATCGCATGGAGGGATTCTCCCTCAGAGCGCCCAATGATGTACCCTTCCATCTTCGATGCCTACGAGGTATACAAAAAGAATAAAGACGCTATATACGAGGCATCCGGACTTCGAGAATTTGAATTCAAACACTTTTCTTTTTCAGAATGAAAACTCACGCATTAAACCCAGTCGACCACCTAATTGAAAAGATTGGTATCGGCATTGTGCAAACCGTCGAGAACTACTACCAAAAATATCTAGAAAACCCAAACGAGAAGAACGCAAAAGCGTACATCCTCTGGCGCCTCCGTCTTCATCGCCGTCTTAAGAATGACCGCGTCACTCTTGAGGCGATTAATGAGGCTCGGAATCTGGGTTTGAATGACTCTTCGCCTGGTAAAACTTTCTGGGACTGTGAATTTTAGGGTAAAACCTATATATCCTGAGTGGCGCAATGATCCCACGCACAGTCCAGATGGCTGCGGAAGTCGCAGCTCAGTTCACAACAACTCAACTCAAAGACTACGGCAATATCATTATCAACGGTTACGCAACCACGGGCCCAAACACAACCGGCAAACTCGCTTGGCAGTACAAAGAGACGGCCACTGCTCCCCTCCCTCTCCCCTCAGCAACTTCAGTTCAACCGTTACTCCGAGGCTGGACGAATAACTATCAGGAGTACTACACTCAGCTTCAACCAAACGGTTACGATGTGAATCCTGGCGACCCAACAATGTTCGCCTATTCCGTACACTCTTTCACCCAAGAGACCGGAAGCATTGCAACCACCGGATGGATATCTCCCGGTTCGGGGTACACTCCTGGAACATACCCAGCAGAACCCTTAAGTGGAGGAACTGGTTCGGGAGCTACCGCAAATATTGTGGTATCTGTCCCAGTAGGCGCTGACTCAGGCCCGGCGACGGCCGTATCATTTGTTTCAGCTGGCTCAGGGTACCCTGCCAATAACTCAAGTTTCGCAGGCAGAGCGACAGTAACCTTAACCGGAACCGGAACCGGACTAAAAGTTCAAGGTCAAAGCAACAATAGCGTCCTTGTTCAAGTAACGGCCGTATCAACCGGCGGTAGTGGTTACAAGGTCGGTGACACATTTAGTGTTACCCCTGGGACGGGTGTCGGCAAAGTTGATGCCATCACCCTTGGGGGAGTAGTTACCAATTTCACTTTAGTAAACCCGGGAACTGGGTACACCCCTGGTGAAGCTCTAGAGGCTCCTGGACTGCCAGGTGGTAGCGGTTTCTACGTTCCAATTCAGACTGTAACCCCCGATGCAGGAACCGGAGCAGAACCTCGCTGGGCGCAAGCGCCTCGTCGCTTCTTCCAGAATCAAGTTGCGGATTTCGTTCCTCCCACGGCCAATCAGCAAGCGATTCAGTACTCATTCATCTACCCTGTGGCCGACAACCTGGCACCTCCTCCGATCGGCCCCTTGACCTGAGTTTACTCTAGGCAAACCACCCCTATACTTGGTTATACAAACCCTTAAAATGAACCAAGAAAACTGGGTAACAACTTGCTTATCTGGATACAGAGTTAACCCCCCTAGGGGCTACCACTTTGAAAACGCGCATTACCCTTTATCTAAAAAATTGGGTGGCACAAAAACCATACGCCTGTGGTACCCTGATCATATTGTCCAAGGGTGTTTACAAACTCTAGAGAATAATTACCCTTGTGTAGATACCCGGAAAGCAGACCGAGAACGGAGCATATTAAGAGACGTATATCCGGAGTATCTTGATCTTTACGACCAAGCAACTTTAATATGTAGACGTCACGCAAACAACAAACAAGCCCTGTCAGGACATAGGGAAAAAGCCCGGACAAGTGCCACACAAAAAAGAAAGAGGCCAGTTTTTATAACGTGCCCAAAGGGAGAAATATATTTATTTGAAAGCTGCACAGAAGCTGGCCGAAAGTTCAACTTGCATTTGGGAGAGTTAAGCAAGTGTTGCCACGGAAAGATTAAGCATGTCAAGGGGTACTCCGCTTATTTTGCGGATTTACCTGACGCATTCTAAGCTATACTACTTACATGAGAACAAAACTCAACGTCCGATGACTGCACGATTTACAGAGCTTGGATACCCCGTCCTCGATGGCAATATGCATTCGAGGATTTTTGGTATTCAGAAACCCAAGGCAATGAGTCGCCTGGCGAAGCAGAGAGCAGAGAGTCTCCTTGGGGAATTTGACATCCCGATCCCAGTCGATTACCCCGAGCATCTATACGACGGTCCGCTACCTCTACCTAACCTGCAAGGTAACACTCTAACGGAACACTTTGAGAATATTGCCGAGAAGCAAGTCGGCGAATACAAGAAACTCGCTGACGAGTTTGCAAAGTGCAAGTTGCCTCTTTTGCCCCCGCCCGAGGTTTTCAAGTTTGAACCCGGATGGACACGATACGAATGGGTGGAGAATGAGGCCGCCGGTGGGTGGTACACTGAGTCTGTCAAGTGTCCCGAGGAAGACGTCTTTACTTTTGACTGTGAGACTTTTGTGCACGGCGGTGCTTTTCCGATTATTGGAACCGCTCTCAGTGCGAAAGCTGTCTACATCTGGCTCGCCTCTGAACTAATCGACCCCTCGATTCCGGAGGAATCGTGGGACCAGCACAACCTGATCCCAATCGGTGAGAATCGCTTCGTTATCGGTCATAATATCAGCTACGACCGCGTACGTGCCCGCGAGGGGTACTCACTTAACCGAACCAAACCTGAGAACTTCTACTTTGATACACTATCTGCACACATTGGCGTTTCTGGTCTTGCCGGTGGTCAGCGCTGGCTATATGTTCTGGCTGGTAAGGACCCTGAGAACCTTACTGAGGAAGAGAAGCGAAAGCTAAGATATGCGCCGAAATGGCTGGACGAAGGATCCACCAACTCGTTGGTCGCTGTGTATAACTTCCACGTATACGAGGTGAGAAAATATTTCGGCGACGACGCCTTCCAACTCGGAAAGGAAGACAAGGCAGTACGTGATATTTTCGTCAAAGCAACTCACCTGAGTCAGATTCGGCAGATGCTGACCGAGGCAGTTGACTACGCCGTCAAAGACGCCTTCTACACTGCCGAACTTTTCCAAGCACTCTGGCCCAAGTACCTCGTCTCCACCCCGTCTCTCACTGCTCTTTGTGGGCACTACCACTTGAATGGTTCTATCATTCCCCTCGTCCCCGACTGGGAGGACTGGATCAAAGGGGTGGAAAAGGTCTTCGAGGACCACAATAACGAGATGACCCAGATCTGTAAGGACTTGGTGTGGAAAGTCTATGAGGAGTGGGTGGAGTCCGGTCGCGAGGACTCCTTCTGGCGCCGGGACCCGTGGTTGACGCAACTCAACTGGGAAGTTAAGACCCAGAAGGGCAAGTACGCAGGGGTTCCCGAGTGGGTTCGCCCGTTCGTCAAGGATCCTGACACGCACATTGGAGTCAAGAGCAACCTTTCTCACCTTCTACTGAAACTGACTTGGGAAGGCTCCCCCATGGTGAATACCCAAGATATGGGTTGGTGCTTCCACAATGAAGACGGAGTGCTTACGAAAATCCCCCACCCTAAGGGCGCAGGAGCGAATGTTGGAGGGGTACTATCGAAGGACTTCGTTGACGACATGAAAGTTGGTCGGTTGAACTCCGATCTCCCTGAAGCTAAGCGGGCACTCGAGATTGCAAACGCGACATCATACTGGACTTCGGTCCGGAAACGAGTCATGGACCGGATCTACCTCCCGGTTTCAAACCCTCACGGTGCGGACTCTCTGGTCACTCTCCCTGAAATTCTCTGCCACGGTACCGTCACTCGACGAACTGTGGAGTCGCTCATGGTGACCATGTGCTCCACGAAAAACTGGCGGATTGGCACCGAACTCAAGTCCCGTGTGCAAGCACCGGACGGCTGGAAAATCGTTGGTGCTGACTTTGATGGTCAAGAGATGCAAATTGCCTCAATCTACAGTGACAAGTGGGAAGGCGGTCACGTTGGTTGCTCGCCTTTCGGTTACAACGTGCTGTCGGGATCGAAAGAGGCAGGCACGGATCCGCACTCCGCACTTGCAAAACTCTGCGGCATTGACCGAGACACGGCCAAGATCGTCGGGTTTGCCGTACTTTACGGTGCGGGGGCTCGTGGCGTCCAGACATACATCCGTCGTAAATACCCAGAGAAATCCCCCGAAGAAGTAAAAAACATTGCGTTCAAACTCTTACAAAGCAAGAAAGGAGCGCAACGAGATGGTCTATATGAAGGCGGCTTAGACAGCGGCTGCTTTAACTTTATGGAGGAAATTGCGATGAGAACGCGAATCCCCCAGCTACCGTGCCTCGGCACTAAAATCTCGACTGCGATGCGCCCTGCGGCTGTTGGCGACGATTTTAAGACGGGGCGGGTCAACTGGACAATCCAGTCATCGGGTGCGGAGATTCTCTCGATCATGCTAACCGCTGTGCACTGGCTCATTGATGAGTACAAGATTCCAGCTCGTTTCATCCTTAGTATCCATGACGAAATATGGTTCCAAACCCCGGAAAGGTACGCAGAGCAGTTCGCTGTTCTATTTCAAATCGCTCACATGTACACTTGGTCTCTATTCCATTCGGCAGTTGATATCCCCGAGTTGCCTCTTTCGCGTGCGTACTTCTCTTCAGTCGCCATCGACGATCGCCTTCGGAAATCGCCAAAAGAAAAAACAGTCACTCTCTCTAACCCTGAAGGTGATGAAGAACCCTCAGGGGTAGAGTACTCTATGACTGAACTTTCCGAAATCGGAGCCATTGACAAACTAACTAACCGCTACACTGCAATCCAAAAAGGTCTTATCTGATGAAACGCAAAAAGTCCCGTGTTGAAACCGTAGGTATCGTCCTTTTTCAAGGCATTAACGACACTTACTACATGACAGTCCCCTATGACAAGAAAAACCGAGTTATCCCGTCCTCGGTTGAGTGTGCCTACAACGCTCAGTATTTCTCTCCACAAGTGACTGTAAATATGCTGAGATCACTCTGATGGCTTTCCCTCTTCCCGCTGATCCAGACTTTCGCAAAATCTGCGTTGAGTTTTGGCTCGACGATGTTGACGATCGAATCGAACTCGGAAGATTCGTTGACGCTGAGTTTAGCTGGAAAGAGGCTAATACCATCTATCTCTCTCTGCCCGCTGGTTTTGGGGATATGTCTCTTGAAGACCGTATCTACGAACAAAGGGTAAAACTTGATCAAACTCAAACCAGTTAAACAATGCGCACCATTTCAGACAACGAAAACCAAGTGACCACTACATCTAAAAAAGAAAAAACAATGCCTAAACTCGAAACTTTCTCAACTGTCATCAGCGACGGTCGCGAGATTACGATCCGAGAAATGACCGGTCGTGACTTGGTCTATATGGAGAAAGACCTGACGAAAGCAGGTGACGTGGAGAAAGGCATGAAAATTATTGAGCGCCTTATCGTCGGAGATGATAAAATCACGTACGACGAGATTCTTGACCTAGGAGTCAAAGACTTTCGAAAGCTCAGTGACCTTGTGGCTAAAGCTAACGGTACGGACGAAGAAGACCCAAACTAACTGTTGAGGACCAGGAAGATTTTACTTATTTAGTTTATCTTCCTGGCGGGCCCACACTTCATTTCAGGGAGGTTACTCCCAAAGATTTTTATTTCGCTCAAATTCTCCGGCAAACAGAACGAAGTCAACTTGAGTTAATTAGTCGTCTTCTGCTTAACGATAACGTTCTAGATGAAATAACCTCTACTCAATTTCGTCAGAGTATGAAGTGGGCTGGTGAAACACTTCTTGATCAAACTATCTTAACGGTAGAAAATTGGTTAGAAATTGCTTACCACCTTTGCAAACAGCGTTGGGATTCTTCAATCGACTGGTTAGAGTCCCAACCGATGAGCAAAATTCAAACAATGATCCAAATCGTAGAGAAACACGCAGAAGAGCAAGAGAAAGAAATGAAGAAAAAAGCCCGTAAAAAATGATGATTCGCCTTAAAGTTCAAAACCTGGTCCCACTTAACACAAAGTGGTGGAAACCCACAAAAGAAGAATGGGTGCCAGTTCTTCTTGATGACCACCCGCAATTCTGGAAAAAACAGGTTGATCCAACTTATCAGCATCCATGGGCTCGTTTAACCCCTCGATACGCGAACTGGAAGTCTCAAAACTTCCCCGGCCAACCAATTCTTCGGGCAACGGGTCTTATGCAGGATTTAGCCTACATTTACACTCGGGGTAACGTTTTTCTCGTGAAATCAACTCACTACGGTAAATACCATCAATCGGGGACCTCAAGGATGGCAGCTCGACCCTGGATGGGCGTCCCCGATATTTCGCTCAAGCAGATCGTTCCGATTGCCTGGCGCAACATACTCTCTCGCAAAAAATGACCATGACACGTAACCAGACTAGCAAAAACCCCCAACCGGCAAAAAGCGACTTACAAGTAACTCCGGAACCCGCACGAATTGAAAATGTGGCGGTCAAAGCCAAAGAAGAAAGTCCGGTTGCCGCCGAACCGGTGAACCTTGAAACCGAGGCACCTGCGACCGAACCAGTTGCTGCCCCGGAGGCAATCCCCGCAGTCAAAATTCAAACGGATGTTCGCGAAAAACTAATGAAAAAATCAGTTGACGAAAACGTCTTTGTTCCCTCAAATCCTGCTGCCCTTGAGAAAGCTGCAACAGAAGTGGCCAAGGATAGCGGATTTGAGCTTACTCGCGGAACTTCCATCGGTGCTCGCCTAATGGCCCGCGCACAGAAGAGAGTCTGATGGCAGTTTCTTTCCCATTTCAACCACAGTTCACTTGGCGCAAACTCGGGTACCTTGGGTACACCAACTCCACATCTTATCGCGAAGTAATCGAACAAAACCCTCAGTGGACGGTTTGGGAATTACCCCCCGAGGGTGCTCAACTTCGACTCTCTGAGATCGGAAATTCTTCGGGCACCCCTGGAACTTTAACTCAGGGATCGTTTATTACAGGTCTCCCTGTAGGTGAGTTTAGCGATGCAATATTTCCATATTCAACCGCAGAGGAGTATGACTCGGCTCTTTATCGCTACACCTTGCAAGGCGTCGTAGATCGAGAGGCCCTCAACGGCATCACATTTGATAGCACACAGGCCATCACAGGGAATCAGTAATCGGGTAAAACTTACTGTCGTAAGACCCGAAACCCTGGCCCAAGGGCACCACGATGGAGTCGCCTTCGCCATCACAGGGGGACGGAATGGAAGGATTCTCCCCATAACATCATGGCAACATTTTCTCTCGGGACTTCAGGGGTCACCCCCGGCGCTCCTGGCGTGTATATCAACGAGCAACCCGGAAAGGTTGCTTTCGGAGGTATCGCAGATTTTAGTACAGTTTACATGCTAGTGGAAACTGAGGAGGGCGTACCTGTAACTCGGTTCCCCTTCAACACTCCGATCGCAGTTTCCTCGCTGACTGACTACAAGGAACTGATTCGCATCGGTAACTCAACAGTACCAGAAGATCGTATCCCGCTCCTCAGCTACAACTGCGTCAACGAATTTTTCCAAAACTCAGTAACCGGTGACCTTCGTGTTGTTCGCGTTGGCACTCCTGACCAGATCGTTGAGGTGGAGTTCTTCCCTTCAGCCACTAAGATCAACAGCACCTCACTGCCCTCCTCTCTGCAGGCTGGCAACAAAGTGTTCGTACAAATGACTCTTAACGGCCAAAAGCTGGTATCAGGTGACGGTTCCACAGGTTACACCGCAGATGGCGAGTGGCTTGGCGTCCCCGTAACTATCCCTGTGACTTACGTTGCTGGCGACGAAGCCAACAACCGTAAGATTTCGGCTGCGATTGCTGCTGCTGTGGCCGAGGCCATCGAGTCTAACCCTGCCATTCGCAGTTCCGTGTATGTACGGAACACTGGTATGGTGAACGATTTAAACCCTGCCAGCAACTCTGAAAACAGTTTCGTCACGATTGCTTCCACAACCTTCAACGGTAGTGTGTCGGTAATCACCGAGGTTCTGCCCGTTGGCAGCAACTTCGTGTTCATGCAAAATGCCTACGACATCCAAAACGTTGTCGGTGGCAGCGTGACTCTGGAGCGTGTTCCTCAGGACTACACTCAAACCATCGACACTGCGTTTGACGGCGTTCAGGATCAAGGATATCTCATCACTCCTACTGCCTACGCCCAGTTCGACGCCAAGGGTCGTGCCCTCGTCGGCGCTGCTGCTGCTGCACATTGCGAGAACGGTAACTTTAAGTGGATGGCTCTGGCTGATCCCGGTCCTTACCTGGTCACCGATATCAACGAGTACCAGAGCTACACCCCTCATCAACCTGCCGCAGATCTGGTAACCGGGTTGAAGTACCTGGTTGACAACGCCATCTACGAGTGGGTGGGTACAGACGTAAGCTACAATAAGCTCGCCTACCAGACTATTGTGTTTGGCGAGTCAGCTCAGACCGCTGTTAACGAGTCTGCCAACCTTGTTGCAAACGGTATCCAAGTTGGTCTTCTCGACAACGCTCAGTACACCATTAACGCTGCTCCGACTGCCGTTGACGGTGTGTTCCAGCTTGACACTGATCAGTTCTGGCCTGTTACTCTCCCTATTCAGCAAGTCACTCTGACTGGCGCTGGCGTGGGCAATGATTTCACAACTGTGGACATCCAGGGTGGCGCAACAGGTGTGAACCTCAGCGGCACAGAAGTGTTCGTTGTGGCTCCCCCTTACAACACCACCACTGACTCAGAGTACTCGCTGAACTACGTGTTCCTGGCTACTACAGCTCAGGATGCTTCTGCAATCTACAACTTCATTGTTCTGCAAGGCGGAACTGCAGAGTGGCTTGCTACGGCACCTGCCACTCCCCCGAACGGCGCTATCTTTATGACAGCCCCTACGGGTGATACTGCTCTGCTAGCCTACGCCGATCCCTACTGGAATCTGCCGGTTAACATCAATGGGCAAACATCCAACCTAATTGAGAACATCTCCGGAGCTTCGGCTGGTGTTAATACTCTGCACCTTCCCGGCACACTGCAAAATCCCACTGAGTCCTACGCTCTGAACTGGGTTTCTCGCACCATTTATAACCCCGCTGCGGCTGGTTTCATCACCCCTTATAGCGGTGCTCTGGTGACAAGTGGCGCAGCTGTGTTCAACGTGCCCAATCACGGTCTAATCAGCGGTCAAAAGATCTACTTCACTCAGCCGATTACCGTAACAAACCTGGGAGTAACCACGAACTTTATTAGCTCGACCACCAAACTGGTGAGCCGCGCTTATTACGTCCGAGTACTGAGCAGCGGTCAGTTCGTTCTCGCTTCTACGCAATCAAACTATACAAGTGGGTCGTTCATGGTTGTGCCCACCGGCACTTTCAGCACCACTCCTACAATCTTCTATTCACAGGTTCTAGGTCGCGGTCTAACCACCACCTCCCCGGTCGAACTCATCACTCTTCCGATGGTTCGTGCCCGTAAGTACGAGTTTGACTCCAACAGCATCTTCAATCAGGCTGCAGATGCCTCCGTAGCACCGGCTTTTGCGGCTAATGCCCCCGGTTCCGCTATTTACCTGAACAACAGCGCCGTGATCCTTGGTAAGGATCAAATCACCCCTTACGGTGAGGACATGAGTGCTCCCAGCCTTTGCAGTTGGTTGCCTTCCCTAAACCTGGTGAATCCCACCACGTCCCCGGTAACAGGTATCTTCAACGCCTATGCAACTCCCACCGTTGACCAGTTCTTCCAACCTGAGGCCTACTTCGTCCCCGCGATTGAAGCGATTCTAGTTGGCAGCTACAACGGTGCTGCTGCTGGTACAATTGGTCCTGCTGCGACCCTCGGCGTTAGCGCCGGTGGTGCCCCCACTCTGTCCAACGGTACTTACAACAACGTCCCTGTGTCAGGTGGTGCTGGCACTGGCCTGACTGCCAACGTTGTGATTTCCGGCGGTGCTGTCACCTCGGCCACCGTGGCCAATGGTGGCCAAGGCTACTCTTCGGCTGATGTCAACCTGGCCCTGCCTGCTGCCTACGTTGGTGCTACTCTCGACGTTCTTACTGTCAATAGCGCTTTCGGTTCAGTTGCTGGTCCTCTGACTACCTACGGTACTCAAACCGGACTGGCTATTGGCGACACCGCTGCCCAGCTGAACACCATGCAGTCCCTGCTGGTTGGCACCTACTTTAATGTCACCGGTGCTGGTACAGCTCCCGACGGCGTAACCCCAGTGGTAATCGGCGATCGCGTCGCTCTTACCTACGACGGATCCACCTACATCTGGGTGGTTGTTCCCGCAGCAACTTCCGGTGGCGACCTGTCCTCCGTGGGTCAAGTGTGCTACAACGCCCAAGTCGAGCTGGTCTTCACTCCCGAGCAAGGTGTTCCCACCAACCTCTGGCGTTTTGACGCAATCACCGCTACCGAAATCATTGATGCTGCCCTGCGTGGTGTTGGATTCGGTGGTGTCCCCCAAGCCGTGTTCGTTGAAGCTGGTATTGACAACGTGAGCCGTCTTCTTGACGACTCCCAGCGTTACGGTAATCCGTTCGGCTTTATCGCCTACTACGGCCCGTACATCGAGAACGGAGCTGGCCAGTGGATTCCGCCCTCACCCTACGTGACTGGCGTTGCGGTTCGTCGCTACCGCGCTGAAGGCTATCAGTTCCCGCCTGCTGGTGTCAAGTACCAGCTGCGTGATGCCGTGGCAGCTCAGATTCCGGTTAGCTCGTCTCAGCAGAACCTGCTCAACCCGAAGGGTTGCAACGTGGTTCGCACTCTGCCTGGCTACCCTGATTTTGCCGTGTTCATCTGGGGCGGTCGCACTCGTCTGCTAAACCCCGACGACGCTCAGCAGAAACTGTACCAGTTCGTTAACACTCGCGTCATCCTTAACGTGGTGTATGGCTCGCTGCGTACTGCGTTCGACAGCCAGATCTTCAATGTTATCGACGGTTTCAACGTGATCTTTAACCAGATCGTTCTGATTGGTAACAGCATCCTGAACCAGCTGTATGTTCGTGGCGCTCTGTTTGGTGCTCGGCCTGCAGATGCCTTCCAGGTTATCTGCGACGGTCGCGTTAACCTGCCTGAAGACCTCGAGAACGGTATCGTCAACGCCAAGGTGTTCGTAACTCCGGTGCCTACCCTCGAGCGTATCCAGATCGACCTCATTCGTGTGGCCATTGGTCAGATGCAAAAGGAGCTTGATATCCAGGGTCTAGGTCAGTAATGATTGTAGAGAGTCACAAAACCATGTTTAGGGATCTCAAGCTAAGGATACCCGACTCTCTCTTTCTTCATCTTGAGGAGCAAGCCAAGGACCAAGGAGTCTCTCTTGAGACTCTTTGCGTCCTCTTGCTCTCGGGAGAAAACAAAGAGGACTCGTTAATCGATCCGACATACTATCCGTCGTTGACACTCGGTGTTCTTCGCACGGAAGTTCGAAAAGTTATCGAAAGTAATCTACCTAAGGACGAAGTCCGCAAGAGGATTACAGGCCTTGAGTTACAGATTTCACGGAGATACATTCGATGAGTGACCTCACCATACTATCTCCGTCGATACGGGGACTCACTTATCCATTAACCGTTGCTAATGGTAATCTAGCGACAAGCACAGACTACGCACTCGTAACCCAGCACATTCGTAGCGTTCTGGAGACTCGGTATTACGAACGAGTCCTACGTGCGGAGTACGGCATTGGGAATTACGTTCTGGAGATTTTGGATCCGGGGCAAATCAACTCGGCAATTCAATATAGTATTTTACAAAACGTTGACGGTCTAAGTGAGTTGAGTGTACAAGGAGATTGGGTCACAGAGGGAGATGACGGGGTGTATAAGATTGTTATCAACTACGCCATTGACGGTGCTATGCAGGCGCCGCTAAACTTTACTTTGGCGAACTAAATCGCTGCGCGATTTACAGAAACGGAAGAAGGGTAAAATAGATTATAAACGCTGTTGCCGTGTGATTACCTACGCTGCGATAAATCTAACCAACAAGAAGTTCTACGTGGGGAGCGCTCAGGATTTCGTAAGGCGATGCCGAGGACACCACGGCACCAAAAACGAGAATCCGCTGTTTCATCGAGCACTACATAAGAACCCTGAAAACTTCTATTGGATTGCGGGTGAAGACGACGGGTTGGACACTCGTGACGAGGAGCAGTATTACCTGGACTTCTATCACGGCACAATGTGGTGTGTGAATCACAATCCGAATGCTTCTGAGCCACCGTCACAAGCTGGAACAAAATGGTGGAACAACGGTATCGAACAGGTGAAAGTTTTCGAGTGCCCCGGGGAAGGATGGGTTATGGGGCGCCTGGGCTGCTGGTGGAACAATGGTGCTGAAAATCGTTTTGGAGTGGAGTCTCCCCCCGGTGAGTGGGTTACTGGAAGAATTCAGATACCTCGAACTGCGGAGAGGCAGGGTATTTCGGGCAAAGGCAATGTGTGGTGGAATAACGGTATGACTTCAACCCGGGCTAAAACGTGCCCCGGCGAAGGTTGGGTTCGCGGTCGCATCAAAAGGAGTAAGTAAATGGCCCAAAGATTCAAAACTGCTCCGGTACCTAGTGGGGAGGTGGCTCGCTACACTTCTGACCCCTGGAATTTATCTGCGATCTATCAATTCGGGTCATCGAGCCCCTTCACGGGAGCTGGAAATACCATCGTCAGGCCTAACGACGATCTCTTAATCCAAAAAGGTGGCAACCGAGCCCTAATAGTCTATCAACGTCTCCTTTACGACGAGGCAGTTCAAGCATCGTTTCGCAAACTTTTGCAAGAAGTAACCTCTCGGCCTTGGTACGTTCAAGAATACTCAGATAAACCAGGAGATCTCGCAGTTCGGGATTTCGTTGCCGAGGTTCTCGAGGAGATGAACATAGACCGTGTTTACACTGGAATGGCAGAATCCATGGTCACAGGTTTCTCAGTCGGAGAAATAATGTGGAAGAAAACCAAGCGCGGAGTCATCCCTTTTGACGTTCGCATGCGAGATCAACGCCGTTTCGTCTTCCAGGAATCCGAGGATGCTCAAACAGGATTCACAATGCGTTGCCTCACCTTTAACCGGATGTTTGAGGGCGTCGAACTACCCCAACGGAAATTTATTGTATCTCGATACTATGTTTCGCACAACGGTGACCCGTACGGTGCTGCTTTGGGCCGGATTCTTTATCCTCTCGTCAAGTTTCGGCGCCGTGCCATCGAGTCTTACGTGCTCTACGGCGACCGTTACGCGACGCCGACTGCTGTTGCGAAAGCACCGCTCAGCGCAAGCACGCGAGAACTGGATACTCTGTACGGACACTTATCCAATCTCTCCCAAGAAACTGCGATGATTCTTCCGGAAGGGTACGAACTTGAGTTTGTCGTACCGTCCGGTTCCCCCGAGGTTTTCAAAAACCTGATCGACTATATCGACAAAGAGATCTCACTGGTAATCTGCGGGGAAGACGAAGCAGGTCAAGCCGAGGCTGGATCACGTGCTTCGTCTCAAGTAGCAAACACCATTCGCGTGGTTCGCGCCAGCGAACTGTCTGAAACCCTGTCTCAAACTTTAACACAAACACTGGTCAGGTGGATTGTTGATTTGAACTTTGGTACAGATGTTGCCGCGCCAATCCTAACTCGTGAATTCCGTATTGAGGAATCTCCCCTTACAGTACCGGACGTTTCCCTACTAATCCAGTCGGGATATACCCCTCGCAAGGAATGGATTCAACGTCATTTCCGTGTCGAGTTAGAAGAGAAAAAAGATGACGAGGGCGAGCAAGAACAAGGGACTACTTTTGATCCGGAGCAAGATCAAGACCTGTTCGGCTCTATTTTCGGTGGCGACCAAGCCGGAGCCCCTCCGGCAGAAGAGGCAGCAGCGGGCCAAGAGCTTCAGGCTGCTGCGAATGCTATGGAAACCCCTGCTGGGGCAACTCCTGAAGAATCTCAAGCCGATGCGATTAGTGAGCCTCTCGAAGAGGATGAATTATCTGACCAAGACATCATGAGACTCTTAGGGTTGCCTTATGAAGATGAAGATGAGGAAGAAGGGAAGAAACCATTTGGCAATCAGATTATATCAGAAGACGAAGCCGTAGAGATGGATAAGTAGGGTAAAAAACGTATAACGGGTCACTACTAAACACGGTGTTCACAAAAAAGATTCATGTGTTCAAGGCGGGGGACCAAACTTCTGCCCAAGGTGTTCAGAGGCACTTCTCTGAAAAGGATCTTGAGCAGGTAGTGAAAAACTACGACCCCTCCATCCACGAAGCTCCCCTTGTTATCGGGCATGCCGGTGATAACGACAGCACTCCTGCCTACGGCTGGATCAAAGGGTTCAGCCAGCAAGGCGGAAATCTTTATGCTGACGTTGCTTTTACCGATACTGCTAGAGATTTAGTAAAAGAAGGTCATTACCGCAAGGTCTCGATCTCCTTTTACTCGCCTGACAGCGCAATAAACCCTCACAAGGGGAAGTGGAGTGCTCGCCACCTTGCTCTGCTGGGGGCCTCTCCCCCTGCAGTGAAAGGTTTAGAACCCTTCTCTTTCTCGGAAGCAGAGGGAGTCTACGACTTCGCCGTTTCTCTCGCTCCTTCCGACATCTTCGATGAGGACCTTGGGCCCACCTTGATTGTGGAAAAAAGCCCTCTCGAAATGCTCCGCGAGAAACTCGATGCCGTCCGAGAGGATGTGTCGAGTGCGGTCAAAGACCTGCAAGAGAACCAACAATCGCAAACAACTGAAAACACGCAAGAAGTTGCCGGGTCTTCGGCAACGAGTCAAGGGGACGCCGCTCAAATGGCAAACCCTGACGCTCCCCAATTCAAAGAAACCAGCAAACACACGGGTCGCGAAGGCACTGAAATCTCTCAGCAGACGGCTGACCTCGAAACTCAATTTCCGGAAGAGGAATTTATGGACCAAGGAAAAATCAGCCGGAAGCACGCCAAAGGTGCCCACGGCCAAGTTATGCAAGTCGTAGAGAATGTCTACGAAGAAGCTGACGAGAAAAAACTCGATGAAAAACACGGCGAAATGCCCGAAGCCTTCAAGAAAAAGGCCGAAGAAATGAAAGCCAAAACGAAAGGAAAAGGCATGGAAGTCAAGCATGCCGAAGACGACATGACCGACTCAGGCGTGATGAAACGTCACGGTGGCGACGGTGGCCCTGGCCCAGCTGACCACGCTGAAGACCCTACTGGCCGCTACGAAACCGCTCGCTCTGCCGATAACGGTTATGTCGACCGCATGAAGACCGGTAAGTCCGACGCGGACGGCAATGTCGGTCGTATGAAGACCGCCAAATCCAGTGAGCAAGATCGCGATCGCATGCACACTGCTGAAAATGGTGAGCAAGACGAAGATCGTATGCACACCGCCAAGGACTCCGAAATGTCCTCTGACGGTGCAGAGCGCTGGGCTGGCCAAGCTGACAACTACGAGCGTGTCAACAACATGGACCAGTACGACGTAGACGCTAAGAGCTACGGTGTCAACGCCCCGAAAGTTTCAGACGGTAACGACCCTTATGGTCGTGATGACGGCGCTACCAAGATGCCCACTGAGTCGGAAGAAATGCCTGATGACGAGATCTTCGCTGTGAAGACCGTTAATGTCATGTCCGACGGATCTATGCGTGTTATCCGTCAAAAGTCCTCCGATGCCCGTGCCAAATCGGTTGGCACCCACAACCTGCTGTATGCTGAGCCCCAAGCTGACGAAATGACCGGCGAAGACGGTGTTACAACCGCCCGCAAGTCAATGAAGGGTAGCAAGATGGTTGAGCACGCGGAGTATGAGACAGGCGACATCTCTGGCGAAGCCAACCTGGAAACCCTTCGCGAAGAAATCGGCGATGGCAAGAAGTCCAAGAATCGCCAGCTGACCCCTGGCGCTATGGACGACACTGACACTGCAGGTCAGATTGTTGGACCTGATGGAGCCTATGCTGAGTCCTACAAGGGTGAGCCCAAGGCTAAGTCCAAACAGCTGACCCCTGGCGCTATGGATAGTGTCGATGACGAGAACCAGGTAACTGGCCCCTCGGGTGTGTTCAAGGAAGCCTCTCTTGAGAGCCTTCGTGAAAACATTGGTGACGGCAAGAAGTCCAAGGCCAAGCAACTAACCCCAGGCGCTATGGGCACCGTTAAGGACCCTGCTGAGATTTCGAAGAAATCTGGCGGTGTCTACGCGGAAGAGCACGGTGAGAAGAAAGACCCCTACACCAAGACTGGATTCGGATCTACCTACGAAGAGGGTGAAGGCGACGACGGAGTTGATGAAGGAGAGGAGGACTACAATGAGCTGTCTGCCGACCACTCCAGCTGCGGCATGGACTACGGCATGGGCTCAATGGGCCAATCCAAAGCCATGGGGTTCCCTCAGCAAATGTACGAAGAGCTGCAGTCTCTGAAGCACAAATACGCCGAACTCGAGCGTCGCCACGCTGAAGAGAAGATGATGCATCGTCGTCGTCAGATGGCCAACTTCGTCGAGGCCCTGTACACCGAAGGTCGCCTGACCGACGGCATCATTCCCGAGCAAGAGCTGATTAGCTACTGCGAAGGTCTGGAGTTTGGCACCCTGGAGTTTAGCGAAGGCGAAACTGCTGCCACTAAACTGCTGGGCCTCTTGAGCAAACTTCCTCCGATGGTATCGTTTGGGGAAGTTGCAGGTGGGACTTTCCAATATTCCGAGGAAGATTTGGATCCCCACGCAAAAGCACTCCAGATGGTTGAAGCTTCTGAGGGCAAGATGGATTACGTCGAAGCTCTGAAGAAGGCGATGTTCTCCTGAGGTTAGTATGGATCTCCTCTCGTTTGTTAGCATGGCAACCAAGCGCAGGGGAGATTACTTCACCCAAGCTCGAACCCTTGCTCGAAAATATAAAGAGCAGAACCGTCTGGAAGAACGGATGGCGGCAGAATCCACAGGGTTAGTGAAAGGACTGAGAGACAAGTTAATGAGATGGGAAGAGTACGAGCGAGCGATGCTCGACAAAACACTCACCTCTGCCCTTGCCGCCGTCTATTTGGGTGCAAAAGAAAACAAACCAGATGAAAAGATGGAGAAAGCGTGGCCGACAATCGTCGGAGATATGCTACCTCCTTTAACAAAGTTCTTGGCAGAGACCAAGGAATATATCGACTCCGGCGTACTTCGCCTTGGCGATCAAACGCTTGATTTCGCGGATTACGACCTCCTTAGCGTCGTACCCGGAGCGATCGAACTCGATGCAGATGTTCTTGAAGGCGTCAACCCAAGTGAGGAAGGCACTCGAGAGGCCAGTCAGCAACGAGCACAAGGAAAAACATGGTTTTCTCTTGCCAAACGTGTTGCACGGTACTTAGCGACACCAATCTTTGCATTCTTTAGCCTCGGTGAGTACATGGTTGCTCAAGACCAAGGGTTTAAAGAAATGCGTCGTTTGTCTAAACAGGATAAACGTTGTTGTATTGACTGTAAGAACTACGACGCTCAAGGGTGGGCTCCTTTCGGAGAACTCCCGATGCCCGGAAAAGGTTGCCGCTGTTACGATCGCTGTCGATGTGTCGTAGAATACCGTTAATTCCTGGCAAGGGTAAAACTGGTTACGTCAACTAGGTGACAAAACAAGTCCTAGAGCAAACAAACCTAAACATTGAAGTCCCTTACTATAGGATAAAAACATGGCTACAAATGCCGCACCCGTGTACGGAAAACAGTATATCCGTTACGCTGAGACCTGGGAAGCCGCCGTCGACACCCAAGGTGGTGTTGTCGGTACCGTCGAAGTCGGCGAACTCCGTGCCGTTAGCTACGCTACCTGGGCTGGTCCCAACGTTGCCGCTGCCGGCGATGCTTTCACTGTGGCCCCTACCACAATCTGTGGTATCAACCAGGCCTACATGCCTTCCGCCCTGGCTCAGCCTTACACTGCCCGTCAACTGACTGTGGCTACCTCCGGCCTGCTGCTGGTTGAAGTGGATCCTGCTTCTGCCGCAATCAACCTGAACACCCCCCTGCAAGTCAACCTGCTGGGTCAGGCTACCGCCGCCGGAACCGCTGTGACTCTGGACGGCACCACCCCGCTGATCCGCGAGAACGTAACCATCGGCGGTCGCCGTCTGGTGCTCGTTTCGTTCGCCTAATAGTTAACTTTGGCTGGGCATCCTTCGGTGTAAGCCCCAGCCCTGGTTGCAACCATTTGAAGACATTTTAATTTCGGAGACTCCCTCCCATGATGAACCTCCAGCAAACCTATGCTGGTGTAGATCCGATTCTGACTACACTGGCACAAGGTTTCATGTTGCCGGCGACAAATATCGCCAACTTTATTGCTCCTGTTGTAGATACCCCGACTCGTGCTGGCCGCATTCTGCGCTTCGGCAAAGAGCAGTTCGCCATCAACGACTTCCGCCGTGCATATGGCACCAACATCCCCTACGTGCAATCACGTTATGACTCGGAGCCTTATGCTCTCGAGCAAGAAGTGGTGGCTTGGGAACTGCCCGAAGAAGTCATTGAGAACGCTGGCGAAGGCCCCGCTCAGGTAGACCTGCGTGCGATCGAAACTCGCAACGCCATGAGCCGCCTGATGAACGCCTATGAGTACACCGTATCTCAGGCTGTTACCGTAACCGGTACTTACAACCCCTACGAGCCGAACACCGGTGCTGGTGCTCAAGACGGCCTGGGCTTCACTACCTGGACAACCTTTAACACCGCCTACGGTGCCGCCTCCGGCCCCTCGGCTTGGTCCTCCCTTACCTCCAACCCGATCGAAGACGTTCTGACCCTGAAGCGTTCCGTCGCTAACCAGATCGGTATCCGTCCTAACTCGATGGTTGTTGGTACTGCCGTATTTGACCAGCTGCTGACCAACCAGGCGATCCTTGAGCGTATCAAGTACACTACCGCCGACAGCATCGACACCGACATGCTTGCCCGCTACTTCGGTCTCGAGCGCGGTCTGCGCGTGGCTGAGGGTCGTTATCTGGCCACCGACGGTAGCCTGCAGCCCGTGTTCCCTGAGAATGGAATTCTGCTGTTCTATAGCCCCAACGGTCCTTCCGATTCTGTGATGCCTGCCGGTGGTGCTAATGCTGCCACCCCCGCTTTCGCTTACACCTACCAGCTGACCGGCACCCCTGCCGTTCGTCCTGAGTACTACATCCGTGAGCGTCGCGTTGTCCGCGCTGAGATTACTGTCGAGCGTGTTGTCAACCTGGTTGGCCTCGGTGCTACTGGTCTTATCGGTTCCGGCGCGATGATCACCGACATTCTGTCCTGATATAGGATACTAAAGAGGTGTTATCATGGCTATTCTCCGTCCGTTAACAAAAGCTCAATACGAAGTGAGCTTCACCGCGCTCTCCAATGCTGGAGCGCCCGCCGCGACTTTTGTTTCGGTTTTTACTCAGTTCAGCGGAATCAATGATTCCTCAGATAGCAGCACCTACGCTAACGGCACAGGCAACCGCCTGTACCACATTGTGGGACCTCGTACCGCCGACAACATCACGTTGACCGCACCGTACGACCCTACTATCTTTAAGTCCCTCGAGCAGTTTTGGCTGGATTACAACTGTAATCCGATCACTGTAACTGTGACCCCGACCTCTTGCGACGGTAGCTACCAGCAAGCATTCTCTGGTTTCGCAACCACAAGTGGCCAGTACATCTGCTACGAGTGCCAGTTTGTTTCGATCACGACTGCTGACGTTGACCGTGAGAGCGGCGATGTTCAGACTATCGAAATTGAACTAACGGTAAACTACTGGGAAAGAACGTAATCCCGCCGGGATTACCGTTCAATACCTTAAGGACCCTTGCTTCGGCGGGGGTCTTTTTGTAGGGAGTTTACTGCTCTAGACTAGCACTATAATGGAGCAAAATTACGTAGTAATATGCTCAACTTAGAACACATTGACCCCAAGAAAAGCCATCTCGTATCCGGTTTAACCGGTAACGATTACAACGAGATTATTGCGGAAGAGTCTTACAATAAACGTAAGAATAATAGGTTCGTACCTTATCGAGTATGCGAGCACCCTGCACCGGTTACTTTTGGCGACATTGGGGAGTTTTTGATTGAAGACAAGTGGATTGTGTGTGAGTTTGGGGGAGAGACCTGGTGGGCCGAAAGTAACCGAATTGGAAACGCCCAAGTGGAGGCGGGAAAGAAAGGCGTAAAAAATCAACCTCGCGAAGCCAAGGTACTTGGTGGTCAAAGAGGTACGGAAGTCATCCGGGAGAAAGGTGTCGGTATATATGGGTTAACGCCAGAGGAGAGGGAAGCAAACGGTAGAGCAGGGGGCGCCTTAGCTAGAGACTTAGGGTTAGGAATCCACTCTCCCGGTGTAAAAACCTTTGAAACTTGTAGCCAAGGTGGCAAAATAGGTGGTGCAGTTACTCGAGACTCTGGTAAACTCAAAGAGACATCTCGTCTGGGGGGAACAGTTCAGGGACCTCGCAATAAAGGGATGGCATGGTACCACCACCACGATGATTATGGCAACATTATCCGTAAACGGTCAAAGACACCGTTACCTGCTCCTTGGGTCTCAGGTAAGGGTAAAAGCAAATAACGCATTGTGACGATCTGCTGGAACAAAAATGAAGACAACGTTTTCAAGTGGCGTCATAGTCACATCCCAATTTCTTAATGGTTTTCAACAGATATATTTTGACGGTCAAGATATCGACCATCACTACCCGCCGCTCGGTCTGAATTCGCTCGTGCGCACGGGTCCAAACGGCCTGGACTCCGCTTACACCACACTTGGCACCAACCAGCCCGAACTTGACGCCACCGGATTGCTTGTTAGTGGCGCTCCCATCAGCGGAGACAAGGTAGTCTCCGGAATGTGGAACTTCGGTTACGACCCCTTAGTCGTAGGCAACCCCGCGAACGTTCGCGCCAACGCACCTCGCAGCTATACCACCAACGACAAGTTCAACTATGCGTCGGGCGTACCTGTCCCCACGCCTGCTCAGAAGTTTGCCGCATTAGTTGCTGCTGACATCATCACGAAAGAAGTCTTAGAAACTTGGGTTCAGTCTTTGTTTGACGACCTCGAGATTGACAACGGTATATACGAATCCTCCTCGAACCCAGCTTGCCAAAACTACAGTGTTGGCGGGGGTAACTCCGACGTCATCTGCCCAGCGTAAGGTACTAAAAAATGGCCCGTTACGCACCTTTACCGTCCGTTAATATTGACCCCAGGAACGAAGCACAACTCGTGCAGCAAGCAGCTCAGCGAGTTTACGAGGCCTCCGGTCAAACTCTAAATGACTTTTCAGCCGGTAACCCTCTTGCAGCGTTACTGGAAGGGATGGTTTTTGCACAGGGGGAGTTTCTTTTTCGCGCGAACCAACTCCCTCAATCCATCCTTATTGAGTGGCTCGGCCCTTTTCTTGGGGCGATGCGGCGTCTTGGTACTCCTTCTGTCGCCCGCCTAACTCTTACGATCCCTCCTTCAGACACCCCTACAGCTATTCCGGCTGGGACCGCTTTCACGACTGACTCCAACTTAACTGGAGGCGAGACTTTTACTTTCGTTACTGACTCAGAAGTTATCATACCTCCTGGCGAGTCGATTGGATACGCCTCCGTCTCCTCACAGTTTGTAGGATCCATTTATAACTCGCCTGCAAACTCGATCACAGGGGTTTCCGCAACTCAGATCAACGGACTCACCGTAATTAATCCTCTCCCAGCCACCGGTGGCAGCGACGTTGAGACATACCCTGAGGTTCAGGAACGATTCTTTACGCTAATTCGCCGTCGAAATCCAGTCAGTGCCGAGGATTGGCAAGATTTCTTTACGGATTTTTACGGTGTTGGCACGCAGACTTCGGTTCAACCGAATCGGCCAAACCAAGGCACCTACAACTATGTTACAGACTACCTTAAGGCCAACGGGCAAGTTTCGTTTTTCGTGCTAGGCCCCGGCGGTGTTGAACTCAACCCTGCACAACTTGAGCGTGGGCAAAACGTAGTCAACTATTCCGTTCCAGTCGAGAACCAGGGACACTTGTACCCCATCACACTCAGCCAAGTTCAGTATAACTTAACTGTTGAGGTAGATGCCAACGGAAGCTTCGGGGTTAACCTTAAGGACTCATCCCTTAACTTTCGAGACCGTCTGTTTGAGATCCTGCAGCCAGGCAATGTGTTTCCCTCCACAACAAATCCGACGGTCAGTGACGTTGACGCAGCATTTTACTCCACGTTTGACTCCTCAACACGTTTCATTGATCCGCATATCGAGTTCACGTCGGCTTACAACACGCCTCCTCTCCTTGAGGCAGGCGCCGCCACCTACACCAACGTTTATACTTTTGAGCCGACCGGAGACCTACTAACAGTTAACGATCTTGTAGAAACCACCCTACCGGTTCCGATCTATTATCCGGTCCTTACCGACTTCACTCCCTATTCCGCGACAAAGAAAGATCAAACGATTTACGGGAACCTGGTTCTCCAGCAGATTGAGTTTCTAGTCCCAGGTGATTACCTTCAGGGCCAAGTTTGTTACTGGGACCCTTCGGTAAACGGTGACGGTCAACTTCACATTATCAACGAAAACCTGACAATCGGGTCGCAGAACGAGATCCCAACGTTAATTACGAAAGGAAAAGTATCCTCAGCCAAAGCCTACTCCCCCTGGGTTGTAGGAAATTCCTACCAAGAAGTTACCTCGGGAGGTATTTACGACCCTGAAATTATTCTGTACGATTACGCACTCGATGAGTTTGTTCCCGATCCAGCTTCGATTATTCCCCTCGATCAGCGCCCTGGGGCATTTGTTTGGGTTGTGGCGCAAAACTTCACTCTTCAGCCCGCTACCAACGATGTTACGGGGGCTTTAGCGGCTTTCCAACTTGGTTCCCCTATAACCCCTCAACAACTGGAAGTTGGGCAATCCTATTCAGCAGCCACCTGGGTCTACACACCTCAGATTGGGTCCGGTCCCGACCCCGTGGCCGACCCGTACTACAACTACGTAGACATTCGCCTTGGTGTGGTAAATAAATACGCCTACGTCGTCAACGCATTCACGTACGAGCCGAACGGTCGCACAATCAGCGAATACTTTGACGACCTTGTCGAACAAGGAATCGTTCGAGAAGTCGTTGTGCAAAATGGCGACAAAGGGTTGCCCATATACAAGTACAAACCTCGTTTCCCGGCAGGTACTTATTTGGAATACCGGTCCGATGCCACAAGTTCCCCCGAGTATTTCATTGCGGCTAAATACTTCACCCCGACCAGCACTAACTCCCAAGTGATGGTGAACCAGGGACTGATCTTCCCCTTGTCTACTTCCAATGTCCAATACACACAACTTGAACTAGCGATTAAGAACGGTACTGTAAGAAAACCAACACGCATGTTCCGGTTTTTCAAAGGCGATCGCACTTTCTTCAGGCAAGGAAGTCAAGCCATAGCTTACACGGCAACAACTAATGTCCACCCCTTGTTCGAGTTTTACATCTATCTGGAAAACGGAATCTTCGTGGAAACTGAGAAGTATGGTCCGAATCAATTTGAAGTTGGTAACTATATCCCTTATTTCGATCCTTTCTACGTCACTTACTCAGAAGACACAGTTCTGTCGGAAGACGGACGCAATCTGTACCGCACCATGTTGGCTTTTACGCCTGCCGACACAGTGGTAAACTGGACCAACACGACGGTGATAAACACAGCTCGAAATGAGGAGTATGCGGGTAATCTGTTACGCTACGTGGACCAGTACTCTTGTGAAGAGGATATCCTTTCTCAGCTTGGCCGAGATATTTCCGCAGTGAAACTCGGAGTCGCGCAAATTACAATCATCCCGAAGAACAACGGGCGATTCTCAAACGCTCGGCAACAATCGACTTTCGTGTGGGAGAATGCTTCCACTCTATCGGAAGTTCCACAACTCTCGTGGTATTCAGGCACAACCTACCCTTATAGCCCTCCTCAATATAACGAGGGGACGATGAAGCTATGAGCCAGCAACTAATCCCACTGAACAACGGCGTGGTCCCCCAGGTTCAAACAACGGTCACGCAAGATCGCCTCAATGTTCTGTCGTCCATTTACATCGATGTAAATAACTTACATAGCCGCCCGACCGAGTGGGTTCCAGGAGGTCGTCCGATTTATCGTCGCCTGCCTGCGACTTCAGAAACATATCAAATCAACTTCTTCAATTTTGTTGCGAACTCAAACGTTCTCAGTCTAAACGAGAATATCGAGGGCATCGAGAAAGTAGGATACGTTTATTTACCGTACGGTGAGAACATCAACGGTCCGATTTCAGTTGAGGTGGTTGCCGCAGACGGCGACAAAGCGTTACTAGTTAAAGGTGGAGTCGTTATCTGGGAGTACGGTAAAGATGACGTTCTTCCGACGATCATCGATATTCGCACACTTGATATAGGTAGCGGCCAGTATGATCTCGCTTATCAGCTTATCTACGACGATTCGCCAGTACCGAAATTATACGCAGTTGAGGATTTTTCGCTGGTTGGGCAACCTCTGAATATAACCTCCAGCACCGACTCCATCGTCGGCTGGCGTTTCCCTGCAGTAAACGCTTTCCTAAACAACCCCCAACTGCGTTGGTCAAATGAGGACACCTTTTTTCAGTCCTGCATACAACCTAACGAAAGTTTCTTGCAGTGGGTGAGTTCTCAAACAGCAGCGTACTCCGACATTACGCTTAGGCTACCCCCCGGTTCAGCGTACAACGGTACCGCTACGTTGCAGTATGTGAATGGAAGTGCTTTCTCGGAGGTAGCCACAGTTGACGTGTCAACTGACGCTAATGGGCAATTTTTTAAGTTCGTCATTGACTCTCCCGTTTTGCAAACAGGGTGGAATATAGCATTCTCCTCCCCCAAAGTTTCGGTGCAGTCCATAACTGTGTCTGGAACTGTAACTATCTTGGAGAGACCCTCTGCACCTTCGCCTCTCACGCAGTTGGTTATGTATCCCGTTGGTTTGTTGCCCCCGACTGTCACAGTCGGGAATGGGAGCGAAGTTCCCGCAACTTATTGCCGCCTCGCCATCGTAGATATCGGGTCTTCTTTCAATATCTTAAGGGTAGACGACCAGCGTACAATTATTCACAGAGACTATGTTCCAGTTGCTGACTGGTTGACTCTACCTTTTGATGAAAATCTCATCTATTTCTACAACCAGGCACAAGAGTATCCGCGAAACTGGATGGATCCCACAACCTCCCTTAAACAGGAGTACGTCACACTTGAAAGCAAAGGTATCACCGTAGAGGCATGATATGACACAACTCACTCCTGTTTTTGACATCTCAGATTTTGAGCTTCGTAACTACACAAACCCGTGGTTGACTCCGGATCAGACAACCCAAGTAACAGAGACGGAAGATCGTGTAAACGCGCAGCTGGACTTTTTAGCTCAAATGTTAGGGTGGAATGGCCCTAACTATTGGGATAATCTTGCTGTCACTCCTGACCAAAAACGCCAACTTTTGGGAGGCACATTTGGTGTTTACAATAGTTTCTTTATTCCGCGAATATACCAGATTCGAAACTGGAATAACACCTTTGTAATTGACCGTTTACCTTTTCTCCGACCGGGACGCCCTAACAGAGTAGCTCGAGTTCTCCTTGGGGACACCGTGTACCGACTTCAGTCAGTGGAGGAGGAGGGTGACAAGTACGTAGTTTCTATTGGCGAGTTAACTCAGGATTTCTTCGATCAGATTGCAGCGAATGTCCCGCTTCGTGTCGACCTACCAACTTTCCGCCCAGCTCCTTTCAATCGCCCGAATGTAGGTGTTTCAGGTGATTACTCGTTTGTCTGTGGGAACGCAGGGTCACAATTGATTCTATACCCCTCGTACGATACACAACAAAAATTTCCGGTAAAATCCCCCGTTCTTTTTGCCGGGTCAACTTATTACTTTAACCAACCGATTTATTTATCCCTGGACTCGTCCCTGGTTCCGGAAGTTCCTCCAACTTACGACTCCGAACTTGGTCTTTGGTTCCTAAGTGTCCCAGAAAGTTTGTCAAATGACCTGGGATTGACACCTTACCTTGCATGGTCTGGGTCGGACTGCGCTCAGTCCAATAACTACTCGCTCGAAGTTTTGATTAAAGAGTGGGTAGACCCCTCTGACTGGAAGTCAGTGTCTACGCTCGATAACTTCCGAGGAACCTGGGGGAACAAAGGGGGAGACTTACCGTTTAACTTTGTGTTCGACGCTCTAAGTATTCACGGTTTTAACGAAGCTGCGTCAGTGTACTTGCCAACCGTTGAAACGTCGCTCAACTTTAACGACATTGTAAATTTTATTTACTACCAAAAGACAACTGTTTCAGAGTTGGCCCCAGGTTCTCCAAAAATCGGCGATTTGTGGTGGAATGACACCACGGGGGCGCTCTCGGTCTGGTTACCTAACGAAACTAACTGCCAAGCTTGGGTTGAGATTGACTACCGGCAAGAGCCCCGTCAGACACCTGGTGCCGAAGTCGTGTATCCGGACGTTGCAACTTTTCAAGCTCAATCGGGTGCTTTGGCAATAGGAACCGTTGTTCGTATCGAAAACATTACTGGACTCGGAATATCTGACAACGTTCTCGGTGTGCAAGGCACGTTGACCACACCGGGATCTCTTGTTCTTCACAGGGCAAGTTCAGAACCTTATTGGTCTCCCGACGAGTTTAGGTATCTTAACGTCACGGATTTTGAAACGGATGCCTTATTGCTTCCCTATAAGATCCCGGTCTCCATCCATGACGCCAACGGGTTGGGTCCCACTGGTCCGACATTCAATGTGCAGAACCTCAGTATTACAATCTCGGGAGACTACGACGTTCTTCTGATGAAGTATTACAACAACCGGACGTGGGAAATCTATCCCGACTCGATTCTTAAGTACATTGCATACTCTGCACTCTTTGGGAGTCCACAACAAGGCGAAATGTGGTGGGATTTTGTAAACACCGACCCCAATACCCGCACAGCAGCTATTTATTATTCCAGCCCTTCCGCCGTCACTGGTTTGTCAATCGTGGACCCAGGCGTTAACCTGCCGGACGGGGTTTACCCTGGCGTTCCCCTCGTGGCTCTCTCCGGGACCGGTGGACTCGGGACGGTAGACATTACCGTCTCAGGTGGAATAGTCACTGCAGTCACTATCCCAGGGGTAGGGGGAACCGGGGATAAATACCAGATAGGTGACTTTGTTGCCCCGGATGCTGCTCTGTACCCTCAGCTTATCGGTTGTACTTTCAAAGTTACCTCGACTTCTTCTGAAGCGTGGACGGCGGTAAACACACACTCGCAAAGTGGCCCTCCCTCCCCACCCCTTAACTTAGGGGTGGTTCTGTTCTACTGTAATGGTGTTCTACTGGTGGACGGGGTAGATTACGTAACTGATAACTTTATCTTCAGGTGCTCATCGAACCCCGCAACGGGTCAATACGAGTTTTTCTACAACACTCTCTCGTTCGCAGCAAGGGCCCAGTTTCCAGTCATCACCATCTCAGACTCTCTCACAACCACATACCGGGCCAACATCACTGATTTGGTTTTTAGCGGCGTCACGTATTACGCGAGTCCCAACGTTTACAATGCTGAGACACCTCTTCGTCTGTGGAAAGCTCAAGCTCTCCAAGTGGCTGAAACGGTTGAGCATCTGGCTGAAGACAACTATATAAACCCCTTGTTGGCTGATTTGAACAATGGGCCTGGCCCTGATAACTGGGAAAAGTACTTTGTGCGTCTCCCGCTCGATTATGGGCGAAATGGGGAAGTTTGGCAAAAAGTCGCGCTCATTTGTCAAAACTTCGCCTATTGGGGATCAAGCGTTGAGCCAGAAAAGATGCAGTGCCCCCCTGAGGACGCTTTACCAGCTATTTACGAAGAGTTGTTCCTATACGATGATAACATTTTAGACTACTCCTACGTTTACTCTGAGCCCTACCTTTATTCCAATGTTGCTTATTTCAATGTGAGCGAAGCGGGGGAGTTTGCCAACAGCTCGGTGTTTCCTGCAACTGATGTTCAATTTGACGAGTTTCAAGAAGCAGAACTGGTTACCTACGAGCCTCTCCATAACCGTCAAGCGGATGTCATTTCCCCTGTGGGTCAAGGTTACGGGGACTGGGAGGGTGAGTACGTGAATGTAAACCCCTGCGTGGAGCTAACTGGTTTCTTTGAAACTGATCTGCTGAATCGAGGGATAGAACCAGTTGCCCCCCCGGTGTGGGACGCTTCCATCTACAAGTTTGCCCCCACTTGTCAAAACTCACCCGCATCTTACAGCGTTGACGCCAATCACTTTAAGATTGGGTATTGTTATTTTGTTGCCGACGCTTCGGCGGCGGAAGACGCTTTCTTTGATATATCTCAGGAAGCAGCGTGGCGTTATCCTGTAACTCAACCGAAGACTCTGTACCTGTCTAAAACTCCATCCGTTAACCGGGAGCCAGGTAGAAACTCTTCAGCAATAAATTACAGCTCTGGCGGCTATGGTAACGGGTAAAACCTTAAAAACGAGAACATTACTATGGCAACTCCACGCAAAAGGAACTCAGGGTTCTTATCAGAAGTGACTGAGAAGCCCCAAGAAGAGGTTGTGATTGTGACTCCGATCGAACCGGTGAGTGAGGGAGTTATTTGTGATCCGGAGGAGGTGACAGAGGAGAGACCGATTGAGGATACTCCCTTAGTTTTTGAGTCCATCGTGCCGGCAGAGGACTTTGGACCTCGCTTTATAGAAAAAGAAACTTCTGAAGAAGCCGAAAAAGTTCTCTCCGAAGTTAAGTCAGCGCCGCCGCTAGCACATCCGCCTAAACGCAGTCCTCGAAACATTCCCAAATTTTCTCGCCATAAGTGAGCATGAGACCTAGTCAACGCTTGGCCCAGAACCCATTCATTCTGGCCACTGCTCAAATGATGCAGGCGACTCAGGCAAACATGCAGTATGCAGGGTTGCCGAGGGGGACAATCCGGGGGACAATCAAGGATGTGGATGACCCTGAGAATCGGGGTCGTGTTCGAGTCGTCTTTGACGACATGAATCCTGAGATTCCCCAAGTGTTGGGGGCTGAGGATTGGTCCAAGGAGAGAGAAGGCGAGGAACCAGATTTATCCCATTGGATTGACGTTTCTCCGGCATTTAAAGGTAAGCAACCTGAGGGATTAGTTGGTAAACGAGTTAACATTTCGGTGTCGAATGGGCAGTATCAATACGCCGTTTTGCAGGATGTTTTGTTCGACCCTGAGTTACTGGCTCAGAAAGCAAAGGACAAACTGAAAATCCCGAACAACAGCTCCATGACTCGGTTGCCGTTGTATAAAGCGGGTAAACTGCCTCCTGCCTCAGAGGAAAACCACGGCTGTATGGTGATTGAATTGAATGGCCCTATGGACTCGGATTGGCTTTGTGTTTGTCTTCGAAGGCAGGGGGAGTATTACTGGGTGCGCCATGCTGACTTAGCCCACGGTCATGCGGGAGAAAACGACGGTAAACAGCCGAACGACACGCACGGGGATGCCGAGTTTCCGGTCGAGGAGCAGTCTGTCTGGGATTATGTTTTTCCTACCACTGGTGGAGAAATGCAAAAATACTCTCGATATGGAACTGGTCCTAGGGCAAACCCTTTCGGGGGCCAAGCAAAATGGTACGAGCCACCTAAATCGGAGTCTAAATGATGGCAACACCGACTACTTACAGTCTGACTTATGACGCACCTTGCGATGTAGAGGCGGGGTGCGGTGATGCCCCCTGCGGAGGGAAACCCGAGTTTATCCCTCGCCCTCAAGTTTTTTGTAAGGACGTTAATGTCCTAGGGAGCGAAACGGTGCAAGGAGATCTGTTTGTTATTCCGGATCAGATTTTTGTAGGAGGTGCAAGTTACATTCCTCAGGAAGTTGTAGCCACAAACGGAACTTTCATCTGCTTAGCGAGGGCCTAATGGCAATTCGTCGTCCCAGCATCTCATCGCCCGAGTGGCTATTTCAAGATTTTCTCTACCAGGCTGCCGATGCGCCGGGCGGTTCAGATTTGCGCTACGTACAGGTGAAGTGGGACGGTGAGATTTACACAAGAGTCTCTCAAACCTACGATTACAGTAATCCCCCGTTCGTAGGTTCAGAGCAACGAGGGGGTAGCATTGTTGGGCAGATTGATTATGAGGTTAATGCTTCTACGCGCCTCGTCACGATTTACGCTTGGAATACTAACTGGCGAGACGAATGGCCCCTGAGGTTGGCAGTAAATTACCTGAGAGAATGCTTGTATCCGAGTGTAAAGGGGTATGTAATTCGCGTTGTTGGCGATCAAGTTTACAACCAGGCAGGCGAAGCCATTGAGGTTGCTGGCAAGGACCCTTACGCATTCTGGGTATCCGAACAATTTTTTCCAATATCTAATCGCCCAAACGACTATTTGCTAAGGTAACCGGGTAAAACCAGTTAACGTTAGGTTTGTGCCGTGGGTTTGCCAACCATAAAAGAGATAACTGTACCCTCCACATCCACGGTAATGCTGTGGTTTGATGGGCCTCTAGACGCAAAAGTTCCTGTGCCCGTAGGGTGTTTTACAGTAAACTACGGGAACTACGGCGTAACCACGGTTAACTACGCCTCTGACACGATGATTGTCCTGGAGTTAGACTCGTTTTTGAGTCCCTGGGACGAAGTGTTCGTATCGTATGAACCCCCTTTAGACCTAAAACAATGCCTGCGGGGTCCAGTTCCTCCCACTGCCAATGATGTGGTTGTCAAAAGGAACGCTGTAAGGGCTTTCTATCGCGTTCCCGCCCGCAACCAGCTGGCGCCGGATGAAAAGACTGACGGTTCTCAGGTTCAGTCGAACTTAGGGCAAACCATTGGGGGCTACGGCTTCCCGATGCAAAATCGTAGCGGTACGCTTACAAATCACAAGTCAGACCCAAAGTCTGCTAGTGTTGACGATTTTATACTAGCGT